CCTAAAAGTAAATGGATGGTTGTAAGGGATAGTTTACAAACATTAAAGCGTACAACAATACCATCTTTTATAAAAATATGCCCTGTTTCTTTTGTAGAAAAATACAATCAAGACACTCAAAGCGTTATATTTAAAAACGGCTCTCAAATCATTTTTTTTGGCGAAAACTATGCGGACGATAAAGAACTGAATCGACTAAAAGGCGCAGAATGTAACGGTTTTTTATTAGAAGAGGTAAATGAGTTACAACAAAAGACTTTTTACAAGTGTATTGAACGTGCAGGAAGTCAAATAATTGAAAAGCAACCTAAACCAATTATACTAGCAACTTGTAACCCTGCTAATAATTGGGTTAAAGAATTAATTTATAATAAATGGAAAAACAATACTTTACCACCTAACTGGCTTTATATTCCTTCTAAAATTACAGATAATCCATTTATACCATTAGATTATTTAGAGTCTTTAAAATCAATGCCACGCTATGAATACGAGGTTTTTGTTGAGGGTAATTGGGATTTGCAAGAACGTACTGGAGCTGAGTTCTATAAATACTTTAGTTTAGACAAGCACGTTAAACCATGCCATTACGAACCTACTTTGCCGCTTCATATTAGCTGGGATGAAAACGTTAACCCATACTTACCTTGTGGTATATTTCAAATTTCTAATAAACAAATAAGGCTAATTGACACTATTTTAGGTATTAATCCTAGAAATACCATTAAAGATGTTTGCAATGAATTTAAACGTAAATATCCACACCATGAAAGCGGTTTGTTTATTTATGGCGATGCTACAAGTCAAAAGGAGGATGTAAAACAAGAGAAAGGGCATAATTTCTTTAAAATAATACAAAATGAATTAACCAATTATAGACCGATCATGAGAGTTAGTAAATCTAATCCTTCAATAGTTATGAGAGGTAATTTTTTTAATACAATTCTTTTTAGTAATTTTGGCGATATTGAGTTTATAATTAATCCAGAGTTAAAAGAAGCCATTAGCGATTTTACTAATACAAAGGAAGCAGCGGATGGAACTAAGGATAAAACAAAGGTAAAAGATGCTAAAAGCGGTGTGTCGTATCAGCCATTTGGACATATTAGCGACTTAACAGATTATCTACTTTGCGAAGCATTTAAAAACGAATATCAAATGTATCAAAGAGGGGATGTTACACAATATGTAAGGAAAATAGGAACCGCACCGATAAACGTAAAACATAGGTTATAATGGAACTAACTAAACAAGAAATTAACGATACTGTAAAAATGATACAGTTAGGGATGGATTTACTAAGCTCTGGTAGCAAATCAGATAAAGATAAACTAAAAGAGTATCAAGATAAGCAAACTATTTTAAAAGTAATTGATAAATTATTGAAATGATTAAAATGATTGAAATTAACGAATGGGATATAATAACTGTATTTGATGGCAATATTGTATCTCAGTATATTAAAGTTAAAGAATTAGGTATTTGCCATGCAAAAGAAGCAAAAACAATAGAAGAAGCCTATATTAATAGAATAGAACTTTTAAATTATATAAAAGAAAATTTAAAAGATAAATATCAAGTAAATATAAAATTTATAGCATTAGCAAACAAATAATATGAAAGTAACAATTAAGGGAGTTGATTATGAACAAAAAGAAATAACTATTGAAGTTGTTCCATATATTTTTGATCCTATGAAAGAAAAAATAAGGTATCTTAAATCAATAAATGTTAACCTTAATTATGGTATAGGTGAATTTCCTATATCAATTGATTTTCCTAATGATAGACCCAAAGGTTATTATTGTGAGAATTTAAGAATGTTAAATATTAATGTAACGGACATAAGTAGAAATGATTGGTTTAAATAACAAATAACATGAAAGTAAAATCACACAAAGAACTAATTGATGGACATAATACAGTAACTTTCTTTATTGAAGACAAGGAAACGAATTGTTTGATCCACTCCGATACATTTATAATTAATCGTAAAACACGTATCAAAGAGTTAAAGTATAATTTCATCACCTACGTTCAAGATATGCACAAATTAGAATTAGCTATGCTTAACGCTGAAGTTCATAAGATTAAAGAGAATAAGGTTAAATTAGATTTGGATAATTATGGAAAATAGATTTATGTTATTTGGATGGTATGATCATGAAAGCGCTGGTGGATGGAATGACCATATAGCATCATTTAATACATTAGAAGATGCTATAAATTATTTTAATGGTATAAATGGAAAATGTGATACGTATGAAATAGTTGATTTTTTAAAGCAAGAAATTATTTGGACTAAAAGAACATGGTAAAAATATTAGTAACAATAGTATTAATTAAGCACATTTTGTTTATATTTTTGTACAATGGCTAGACTTTTAAGAGATAATGATTATTTACGTGTTATTCAGGATTCAAACCTTGAACAGATAATCGAATCTAACCAACAAACTAAACTAGATGTGGAGCAATCCGCACAAAGTGAAATGATTAGTTATTTAACTCAACGCTATTTAATTAATTCTATATTTACAGATACTAAAGTATTTGATATTACTGCTACTTATAACGGAAAACAATTAGTTGAATGGACTGCAAGTGCTTTTAGTGCTTCTACTGTTTACACTACTGGTCAATATGTAGTTTATAATGGTAATATTTATAAGTCAATAGCTGGTAGTACTGCACACGCTTTTAATGCTTCCGAATGGACTTTAAAAGCTGCTGATAAATCACTATTTTACGTTAAATTACCAGAAGATGAATATGTAAATACTACTTCATACGTTGCTGGAGATAAGGTTTATTATAACAATATTGAATATACTTGTTTGTTAAATTGTAAGGGAATTTTACCAACTGAAACTGGTTTTTGGAGCGTTGGTAGTGCTTATACATTAACAGCTACTTATCCCGACGATACTACTAAATGGACTGAAGGAGATAACAGAAACCAACAAATAGTACAGTATTTACTTTATATTACATTATATCATTTACACGTTAGAATTAATCCACGTAACATTCCAGACTTAAGAAAAGAGTGTTATGATGGTAATAATGCTACTCAAAATGGTGGTGCTATTGCATGGCTTAAACGTGTAGCAAGTGGAGATATAACAGCGGATTTACCTCAAATATTACCGCAACAAGGTGTTTCTATTAGATGGGGCAACTCAGATGGTAACACTATTAAATCATCAAATCAACTTTGGTAATGAATGATAAATATGAAATATTAATGTCTTTTGGAGATGGTAAATTATTAGTTATCGATAAAGTAACTAATGAACATCATATTATATCTTCAGAGGTTTTTTATAATCGCAAAGGAGCTATATAATGAAATTATTTGGATATAACATAGATTTTAATAAAGTACAGGATGTTTCTGTTAATATGCCTAAATTGGCAGATATTAGAAAACGTATTACTACTCCTACTCAATTATATAGGGGTTTTACTAATATTGAAACTTATAAATTAGCAGTTACAAGAGCTGAAAGTTTAACAGCTCCACAAAGATCGGAATTGTACAAAGTTTATAAGAACATTGAATTAGATGCCCACTTAACGGCAGCAGTTAACCAACGTAAAAACTTAACGCTATCTAAAGACTTTGATGTAAAATTAAACGGTGAAGAAAACGAAGAGTTGGAATATATTATTAAACAAAAATGGTTTAGAGATTTTATAGATTATTCATTAGATGCTATTTATTACGGACATTCATTAATTCAATTTGATAGCGTTGTAGATAATGCTTTTAAATCAGTTGAATTAGTACCTAGAGAATACGTTAAGCCCGAATTTCATATAGTAACTAATACTTATGCAGATTTAAGTGGTACTGACTACTTAGAAGCTCCTTATAATAATTGGTGTATTGGGGTTGGTAAGCCTAGAGATTTAGGTTTATATATGAAAGCAGCTCCTTTAGTTATTTGGAAGAAAAACGCATTAGGCGCGTGGAGTGAATTTGTAGAAATATTTGGTAGCCCTATTAGAATAGGCAAAACAGATGTAAGAGATGAAGAAACACGTGCAAATATGGAATCAATGCTTAAAAATATGGGTGTTGCTTCTTATGGTGTGTTTGATACAGGTGATTTAATTGAGTTAGTAGAATCTAATCGTTCAGATGCTTATAATGTATTTGACATGATGATACAGCGTTGTAATAGTGAGATTAGTAAACTTATTTTAGGGCAAACAGGAACGCTAGACGAAAAAGCCTATGTAGGTAGTGCAGAAGTACAAGAGCGTGTTTTAAAGAATGTAGCTTATAACGATGAATTTTTTATTGAAGGTGTTTTAAACTATCAATTAGTACCTATGATGACACGTTTAGGTATATTTCCTGAAGGCGTTAAAATAACTGTTAAAGCAGAAGATGATTTAACTTTAATTGAACAATCTAAGATAGATATTGAGTTAATCAAAACAGGTAAATTTACTTTTACTCCTGAGTATTTAGATGAAAAATATGGTAGCGAGGTTATTGCAGTTAATGATCCTACCGATGTGGTAAATATTAAAAATAGATTAGATAATCTTTATAAATAGATGTGTAGCCTGTGCGACATACAAAATGCTGCACCAATTAACATATTTTCAGACGAAGAAATTGAACGTATTGTAATTGGTGTGTATAGTGGCTTAATCACTCCACAATCTTTAGACGTTGCAACATATTTACGAGTAGCCGAAAAGCTAACTAATGGTGTTTATAATGGCTTTGGTAAAGCATTAACAGATGTTGAATGGAATAGTCCCGATTTTAAAATGCTTAACGATTTAAGAAATAATGTTTATGTGTTTTCGGGAGCTAAACAGTACCACCAAGTGCGAGAAATGACAGATGCTATTTACGATGGTGATAGGATTAAATTATTTAGCGAGTATAAGAAAACAGGCACTGAAATATTCAAAAATTACAACGAAAACTATCTAAGAGCTGAATATAATGCAGCTATATCTCAAAGTAGAAGTGCTAGTATGTGGATGGATATTGAAAGTAATGCGGAATTATTACCAATGCTAACTTATAGCACAGTTGGAGATGGCAGAGTGCGACCTGAACACGCTATGTTAAATAATATTAGTAGACCTGTAAATGATAAGTTTTGGGATTACGCATACCCTCCAAATTCTTGGAACTGCCGTTGTACTGTTTTACAAACAGATGAATCAACTAAAAGTAGTTTAAAAGGTGTTAATATTTTAAAAGATATTCCACCCGAATTTAGAATGAATGCAGGTAAAGATAGAATTGTTTTTAGTGATGCACATCCATACTTTACAGTAGCTCCAAAAGATAGGGATTTAGCTAGTAATAACTTTTATATGCCTAAGCCATGATTAACAACTTAATAGGCAAAGGAAACGTAAACGAGCAGTTGACAAAAAGTTGTTATTATTTTACACATATTTTATTGAATAAGAATAAAGAAGGTTTATATTACTGTCAAATATTTTACTTTGGATTAAACTAATGGCAACATTTGCGGAACATAAAAAGATATTAAAGTTTATAGAAACTTTTAAACCTCAATTAGAGAAGTTAGTGGAGGCTAGTGGTAAATTAGCTGCAACTCATTTCACAAAGTCTTTTAGTGATGGTGGTTTTACAGATGAAAGTTTTTCGCCTTGGAAAAAACGTAAAAGAGGTATTGATACTTATAAACGTGGTAGACGTGGTGAAAGTGGAGTTAGAAGTTTAGGAATTGATAGAGGTATTTTAATAGGCAAAGGTGGCGCAGGTCGTTTAAGTCGTTCAATTAGAAGTAAACGTTTTGGTAGTTTATCCGCTAAAATTTATACAGACGTACCTTATGCTAAAATACACAATAACGGATTAATGGGAAGAGCATGGGGAAAACACTCTTTTAAAATGCCTAAAAGACAGTTTATAGGTTATTCAGGAAAATTAAATAGACAAATAATTGCTTTTATTGATAAAAATATTAAGAAACAATTTAATAAATAATTTGTATATTTGCATTAATGGAATACAACGTGGATTCAATACTTATTAAAAACAATATATCATTAGATGAGTTTAATAATATATTTAAAGAATCTACATTTTTTGATGTGATTAGAAATAAAATTGGATTTGGTAATACAAATAGAGTAATATATTTATATATTTAATTTGTATATTTGCATATTATGACAGAAAAAGAATATAAAGAAAAACTTACTCTTGTTAAAAAGTGTATTTTATTTATGGTAGTTTCAATTATTTTATTTTTAGTTATTTATATTAATGTCTAAACTAACTTTATATAACTCATTAAAAACTGATTTAACCGCTATTAGTGGCATTAAAAAAGTATTCCTATGGAATAACCAATTGGAACGTGAAAGCGAAGAAAATGCTTTCTTATATCCTGCTATTGGTATTGAGTTTTTACCTAGTAATTATACAGATAAGGGCAAATTAGCAGTATCTCAACAATATGATTTAACAGTACGTTTACATATTTGTTTTGAATCTTATAAAGATGAAGATACTTCAATACTAACGTTAACCGATACTGTTTGGCAAACGGTACATAATAAACAATACGGTACTTTTGGTAAGTTATTAAGACGTAATGAAGAACAAAACTTTGACCATCCAAACGTACAAGATTACATACAGGATTACGCTACTTTAGGTAACGATAATCAAACACAAGACACAACAACAGCAACATTAGCTCCTAACTTAACTACTGAAATAGTAAAACCAAACGAATTATAATGGCAAGGTCAATAAACACAATAATATCATTACTAGATGCTGAACAAGCAAATCAAACGGCTTTAAGTGGGTTAAATAGCCCATCAAACTCTGCTATTTATACACTTTGGAAGTACATAGTAGCAACACAAATGTATTTACAAGAAACTCTTTGGGACATATTTAAAGCGGATTTAGAGACTATTTCAGATAAGGCTATTATTGGTAGCGACAAGTGGTTACAAGATAGAGTTATGAAATTTCAATACGATGCAGTCACTCCACAAGTTGTTGAAGTACAAAGTGATTTTAGCGTAAATTACACAACTGTAGATACTACAAAACAAATCATTACTAGAGCATCTGTTAAAACTTCTGCTAGTAGAACTGTAAATGTAAAAGTTGCTAAAGAAGAACCGCCTGTTGCTTTAACAGTTGGTGAATTAGCATCATTACAAAGCTACTTAAATAATACTGGAGATGGAACTTATGCAGGTCGTGGTGTTGGAATAGGGTTTGCTGGAGTTCGTTATATTGCAAGTTCTTTAGCCTCTGATAAATTATATTTAGATGCTACTATTTACTATAACGGTCAATATACAAATGTTATTAGCGATACTGTAATTGAAGCTATTAATAATTATTTAGCTAATATTCCTTTTGATGGTACTTTTAAACTTTCTGCGTTAGTAGATAATATACAAGCGGTTATTGGAGTGAGTGATCTTGTTTTAAATAATGTTGCTATACGACCCGATACAGATGTAATTGCAGATAGCACTTATTTAGTGCAAAACAAAACAACTATTATTCCTACGTATCAATTAACGGCAGGATATGTTGAAGAAGAGGATACTGTAGGATATTTATTTTCTGACACTTTAACGTTTATAGCTCAATAATGGCAATATACGATTACAATACAGATACAGTTAGTGAACAGTTAAGCCCTCCAATACTAAGAACTACTAAGTTTTTAGCGTGGTTAAAGGTTATAACTTCTGCTATACAAAATAAATGGTCTTTAATATTTGAAGATTATAAGACTGGAAATTTATATACAGATTTTGATATATTAGCAACATATAACTTTGGAGATAGAGTATTATGGACTAATAAAGCGGTTTATGAAGCAATTTACTCTCAATCATTTAATGGAATAGAGCCTATTAACACTACTTATTGGACTTTAGTAAATGATAATTGTTTTGGTGTTGACATGAGAATAAAAATGAACTCTCAAATCATTTTATTAGAATATTACTTAAACAAATGGTTCTTTGTTGATTCTATTTCAGACCAAATTTATATTCAAAATAACACTAATATTAGTGATGTATTTGTAATGGGTATTAGTAGTACATATAGTTCTACAATGCCTAATAATTCTACTTATTCAGAAACATTTATGGGATTATCTCCTACATATCCAGATATTAGTTATGATTTCATCGTTTGGGTTCCTTCATCTTTGTTTACAACATTAGGAAGTGATTATACAAACAGATATAATAGCGTAGCTCAAATAGTAGATAAATATAAATTAGCAGGAACACGATATAAAATAGATACATATTAAAACAAAATAACAATGGAAGTAATAAGCATTAGTCAAATTTCAGATCCAAATAAACAGCAACCCTTTACTGGTTTATCTTTAGAGTTTTTACAAAATGCTCTAAGAAAAGATGATGCTGGTATAATTGAAGCATTAGTAACTAAAATTGTAGGTAGTTATTCATTAACCGTACCTTATGTAATTAGTGGATGTGTAGTTTCAGATTCTAACAAAGATGTAACGGCTGGGAAAATATTTTACGGTGGTAAATTTTATGAAACTACCTCTGTAAATGGTACAACCAACGTGGCACGTTTTATCTTAACTAAAACTCAAGACGCCACTGCCGACCCTGTAACATTTAGTGACGCGAGTATTGGAAGCGTTCATGATATTTATAAATACGTTCCTACAGATGTTGCAAGTGGGGGTGATTTTATAGCAACTGATTTAGTTTATTTATCAACAAGTAACTCTAAAGATTATGCTAATAAATATTTTGCAACTGGATTTACAGTAAATAGTGGTACTTATACATTATTTACAGATGGCGTTACTCCATTAACTTATACAACACCTAATGATGGTATTACAAGACTTTATACAGTAGAATATAAAGGCACTTATTCAACATCTTCAGGTGTAGCAGATTCTTCAGCTAGAGTAAGAATTAGAAATACTACAGCATCTACAACATTAGATGAAGGACGTGTGGGTAAATCTAATTTTGATATTACAGAAGTACCTACCGGAAGCGTTTACTTAAATACTGGAGTTATTAGTATTGCACCTAATACAACTATAAATGTAGAAGGGCAACAAGTAGCAGATAACACTACTTTTGAATTTAATAGATTAATTGTTACCGAATTATAACCTTTTGTTTTGTTTGATAACCATTTGAGTATGTTGTTATCATAATAGTTAAGCCCTCATTATTTGAGGGTTTTTCTTTGCCATAAATATCGTAATATTTTACACTTACAATATCGTTTTTAGTCAATTCTTCAATACTTGTAGCAACTTGTTTACTCTTTATATAAATAGCTTTATTAGAACCTCCTGAAGCATATATTTTATTGTTTCCTAATGTGGCAAACGTTGGAATAGTAATATATTTTTTATATAATATATCTTTAACATTATAAGTATAAGTAGGGCATGTTAAAATAGTTTGATAGTTCCCAGTCCATATAATATCATAATTAGGTAATTGAATTTGGAATAATGAATAAGTATTAGTAGGGACGGAAGGAGGTACTACTTTAACTCCAAGCCATAAAGAATCACCTGCATAAACAGTATCTTTTTCTAAAGTCCATATATTAATTTTTGGATAAGTTTGTGATTTACCAATTAATGTGATTAATAGTAAAAGTGTTGTAATTGTTGTTTTCATGGTGATTTATTTTAATTTAATTTTATCTATTAGGTATTTTTTTAATTCGGTATGTTCTTTTTCTTTAAATTCGGGTATTTCGTCAACAATAGCGTAATGAATATCTAAAATATTTTTTATCAATTCACCTTCGCCTAAATCTCTTTTGATTTGATCTAATAAAAATCTATTCTTTTTAGCTCCACTAACATAACACGTTAATCTAACTCCATAAGATAGCATTTTTACCCTTACGTCATCTTCATTGTTTTTTCTACCCATAATTTATAGTAACAATAACAGTTTTAAGGCAAATATACTAATTAATTTTGTATTATGAACTTTAAGTACATTAAAAATATTAGTGAAGGAGAAGGAACTATTTTACTTTATAGTCAAATAGGGGATTCCGTTGATGCTAGTGGTAACTATGTAAGTGGTATTTCAGGAAGTGCTTTTGCTTATGAAATGCAGTATTTACAGGACAAATGTACTAAAATTAATGTCCGCATTAACTCTATTGGTGGTTCTGTATTAGATGGGTACTCAATAGTATCAGCTATCCTTAATTCTAAAGTACCTTGCAATACCTATATAGATGGTTTAGCTGCTAGTATTAGCGGTGTTATTGCTATGGCTGGTAAAAAGTGTTACATGGCTGATTACGGAACTTTAATGTTACACAACCCTAGTGGTGGTAATGATACTGCTGTTTTAAATTTAGTTAAAGATACTTTGGTAACAATTTTTGAACAACGTACTAAATTAACTGCTGAAGAAATATCTGTAATGATGGACAAGGAAACATGGTTAGGTGCTAATGAAGCATTAAACATGGGTTTAGTAGATGAAGTTGTTGCAAGTGTAAAAAAATACAAAGTTAGTAAATCAGAAAGCCTTAGTAATATGGCTATAATTTATAATAAAATCATAAATAAACCAAACATGGAAAAAATACAAAATGTATTGAAACTATCCAATGAAGCGGACGAAGCGGCTATTGTTGCTGAAATCGAAAAAAAGGATATAGTTTTAACTGAAGTAGTAGCAGAAAACGAAGCGTTAAAAGAACGTTTAAAAGTGATCGAAGAAAAAGAAGTAGCTGAAAAAGAAAAAGCTGCTGAAGAATTAAAAAACAAAGCTATTGAATTAGTTGAAAACGCTATCAAAGAAAAAAAGATTTTAGAAGCTGAAAAAGATTCTACAATTGAAATGGCAGTTAACAACTTTGAATTTGTAGCTAACATGATTAGCAAAATTAATAACGTAAAAGATGCTGTTAAAGTATTTGACGTTAAAAATGTATCTAAAAACGAAGAACGTAAAGACTGGACAATTCGTGATTGGGAAAAGAAAGACCCTAATGGATTAGTAAAAATCAAAAATGAAACTCCTGAAGTTTACGCAGAAATGTATAATCAATTCTATAAAAAATAAAAACAAAAAACAATAAACTTAAAAACTAAAAATCATGGCATTAGACAGAGAACAATGGTTATCAGATATTCAAGAAAACCTTTTCAAAAACAACGCAATTATTAATCGTGCAGTAAATCACGATGGATTCGTAAACTATAAAACAGTTCACGTTCCACAAGCTGGAGCAAATCCAACTATTTCGAGAAACTTAGGTTCGTTTCCAGCAACTATTGCTAGAAGAACCGATACAGAATTAATTTACTCAATGGACACTTACTATGTTCAGCCTATCCATATTGAAAGAGGACAAGAATTATCTTACATCTCTTATGATAAGCGTATGAGTGTTTTAAACCAACAATTAAACACTTTAGAGGAAGTAATTACTAATCATTGTTTATACAAATGGGCTCCAGCAGGTGCAGGGACTTTTGTTAAAACAACTGGTTCCGCTGTATCTTCTGCATTAGCTCCATCTGCTACACTTACACGTTTAGCAATTACTTTAGCTGATATTTTAAAAGCAAAAGCTATCTTAGACGCCGCAAATGTACCACAAGAAGGTCGTGTATTAGTTATGCCGTCTGATATTTACAATGCACAGTTATTAGCAATTCCAGATGTTTATCAAATGCAATCTTATGGCGTTTCAGCATTACCTTCTGGAGTTGTTAATCGTATTCACGGTTTTGATATTATGATTCGTTCAACTGTTGTTGTTTATGACAATACTGCTACTCCAGTATTAAAAACTATTGCAGATGGTACTGGCGCACCTAGTTCACCAGCAGCAACTGATAACTTAGCTTGTTTAGCTTACCACCCTTCATTTGTTGCAAAAGCAAAAGGAAGTGCGGATGTGTTTGTAAACGAAAATGACCCTGCTTACTACGGTTCTATTTTATCAGCTTTACAAAACTTTGGAGCTTCTAAAATGCGTACATCTCAAGTAGGTATCGTAGCTATCGTACAAGCTAACTAATATAAACTTTAAGGGTGTGGAACTAAAAAGCCACACCTTTATATAAACCCCTTAAAATGGATTTAATACAAGCAAAAGAATTGGTTAAACATGATTTTGATAATTACAAAATTATTGTAGTAACTAGCAAAAAAGCGGTGTTTTTCTTAGAGAATGAAAACGAAATTTCAAACTTAGAAGAATACGCAAAAAACAACAACTTAGAATTATTTGTTGTTAAAAATGAATCTTCAAAAGTTGAAGAACCTAAAAAGAAAAAATAACACTTAAAAATATTATAAATGGCAAACGACGTTATATTTAACAAGGGCAAAGGCGGTTTAGGTAGACCATTAGCAGGAACGGATTATGTATCTGGTGCTTTATTCTACTCAGCTACTTTGCCAAGTGGATTTGGAGCATCCGATAGAATTAAAGTAATTTATTCTGTAGAAGATGCTGTAAATTTAGGAATTACAAATACTTCAAGCGATGCAACTGCTAGTACAGCAACCGATTTATGTACAACAAAATTTACAGTAGGTGATACTTATAAATTAACTTGTGCTATTATTGATAGTACAAATCCAACTGCATCTAAATCAGCAGCGGGAACGGTTACTTTATGCTCTTTCACAGCAGTTACAGCAGATGCGGTTTCAACTTCAACAAGTGCTACTAGAATTGCAGCAGAAATTAATTTAGGAACTCCTACACATGGATTTAGTGCAGTTGCAAATACAGCAACAGTAACTATTACAGCTCCAAAAAATCAAGGTGTATTTTTAAATAGTGGAACTCCTTATGTAAAAACAGTAGTAGGTGCTTATGCTAGTACATTAACTCAAAATGTAGTTGCAGGTGTAGCTTCTGAATTAGATATTATGCACTATCATATATCTGAATTTTTCAGAATACAACCTAAAGGAAAATTATATGTTGGTGTTTACGCTACTGCGGATGCGACAACGTTTGCAAGTGTAACTTTGATGCAAAACTTTGCACAAGGTGAAATTAAACAACTAGGTATTTATCAAAAAACTACTGCATTTGCAACAAGCCAAATAACTACTTTACAAGCAGTTTTGGATGCTTTAGAAAGTAACCATAAAACAATTTCATCTGTTGTTTATCAAGCTGAAATTAGTGGAACTACTGACTTGACAACTTTAGCAAACTTAAAATTATTAAGTAACAAAAATGTAAGTGTTGCAATTGGTCAAGATGGAGATAATTTAGGTTTTAAATTATTTAAAGCAACAGGTAAAAGTATTGGTAGCATGGGCACAGAATTAGGTGCTATCTCCTTAGCAAAAGTAAACGAAAGCATTGCATGGGTAGCTAAATTTAATGTGG